AGTTTGGTCGTGTCCACTTACACTATATTCTTTTCAATGTTAGGGATACTAATAATATTAATCTATCTTGGAATTACGGAAGGGTGCAAATAGATGAGTGTAATGTAAATACTATTGATTACGTGTTGAAGTATATGGTAAAACATCATTTGGAGGAAACGTATGAGAATAAAGCAAAGGAAAAGTGTTGGATGTCAAAAGGAATCGGAAAAGAAGCGGTTAATGCTGAATTTGTCAAATATATTAAATCGGAAGTTGGTAACGTGGTTATTAACGAAAGGGGTGGTAAGGTTCCACTACCCAGGTATTACAGAAAAAAATATGTTACTGAAGATGAAGCAAAAATTAAGAATGCGTACGTTAACAAAATACTTATTGAACAGGAGATTAAAGAAGATATTAATTATAAAATAGAAGGTAGGAATCCGGATGAAGTAAGGAAACAGGGAAAGGATATAAGGCAGCATATGTTGAAAACAAGGCAAAAAAGAAATAAAGTATGAGAAAAGGAACAGTAAGTCCTGAAAGGAATTCAGGCAATAAATTAACAATCCCGGTGAAAACAAGATCACCACTTGAGGCATTTAAAATGCTTAGACAAGGGCAACCAATTGACAGGATAGCCGGGTACTATGAGAAGGAAGGAATGATAACAAAGGACTTCCATTTCATGGACAGAATAGAAAAGCTGCATATGTTAGCAGATTGTAGGGCGTTAATGGACAGAAGCAAAACAGAAATAGAGGAAGCCTATACTGATTATGTAAACAACCAAAATAAATTAAACGATGAGCAAAACAATCAAGTTACCGAAAAAGGACAACCTTCAGGACCAGTACCCAAATCCAGTAACGGTAAAGGAGTTGAAGGAAGCGCACGTACATGAGAATAATTATTTCAGGGATATGCCTCTGGAAGTAGTACGTAAGAAGTATGTTCAGTTCTCTGTACTTATGGAGATCACTAATGATTTACTGGGATTACCACGAACAGCGACAGTGGAACAGTTTGCAAACAGGATCCGGGATCTTGTATATGCTCAGGATCCAAAAAAATCTGATGTCAATTAAAGTAGTACGTTTTCTAATGGTGTTGAACCTGGGCTCCAAAAGTGGAGCCCTTTTCATTTTAAATAACTTCATTAGGAAAAACACGGGGGTTGAGGGGGCAGAGCCCCCCTACTTAGCGAATGGAATGAGCAAAAAGCAATCGCCGAAGGCGGCCATCGGGGGTGAGCGAAGCGGTAGGAAAACCCCGAATGCAAAAAGAGAACCAAACAGGGTTCGTAAAAGGTCGCCCGATCATGACGAGGCGACCGTCGTCGGGAGACGACTAAAACAGCAATCTTTAGGCCATTAGCCTAATGATGCTCAATAGCCAACCTGCTGGACGCCGCGAGCGGCGCAAAAGGGCAGCGTTGGCAAACATTAATCTACATATAGGAGATACCTACGGTGTCTCCGGTAGCGTAGCAAGAAACAGACGTAACGAGTGAACGAAGCGCAGAGCGAAGCGTTGCGCTAATCGGTAATGAGGTCAGTATGTCTTGCACATGCTACTGGAGATTAATATGTAAAGTGATTTTTTTTTACAGAACTGGAAAAAAAAATAAAAACATAAACAATTGATAATCAATCAATTGAAAAAATATATGCAATTATTATATAATAATAGTTGCATATTAAAAAAGGAAATCATAGATTTCCGAGGCCTTAGGACGCTTGTCTTTCTAAGGCCAAAAAAAAGGTTTTGAAAAAACCGTAAAAACAAGGTGGTCAGAAACCGAAGGTTTAAAAACCGGGAACAGCAACGGCAGCCACATTTAAAATAAAAACTATGGCGGACCCGATAACACTTGGAACATTAGCAGCAGCAGCATTTAAGGGAATATGGGACATTGGAGCAACAGTATTTGCAAATAAATACAATAGTCCAGCTGCACAAAGGAGAAGATTAAGAAAAGCCGGCCTTCCATTAGCCTTTATGTATCAGGGAAGGGTAAATACTCAATCAGATGTACCCAGGCTTTCAATAGACCCTACTTTAGGTCAGGTACAAAAATTAGGATTATCACAACAGAATGAGGTTAATCAGGCAAATATTAAAAAGATAGGTGCGGAAGTAATTGGAATAGCACAGGAGAATATAAAGAAAAAGGGTGAGCTCGACTGGTTACAAAAACAGGATGATTTTGGTGAAACAAATCAAGTTAAATTATTGGAGATTGATAAGTCAAGGAAAGAGGCGGAGAGGTTTATTGCCGAACACCAAAGAGAATTAAAACAAATAGCTGTATGGGTTGAGAATAATTTGTTTGATGAAGATATACAGATTGAGGAACGCAAAATCGGTTTAAAAAAGGTAAGACAGCAAATAACAAATTTACTATCTCAGGATTCGGTGTTAAAACAAATGTATGATATCAGGAAGATAGAACAGGTAGTAAATAGCTTAATAGGAGAAAATTTAGAAGATGGCCCTGCTTGGGCTACGGCTATTTACGCTATGCTGATTAAATTATATTCAAAACTATAAATTATAAAAAATGCAAAAACGAATTCCTCCTTCAAGTACATTCCCTGAAAGGAATGAGAGGCATGAAAATGCTAACTGGTATAATCTGGGATTTAACCATAAAACAACCCTAACAATGGGGTTACTGGTTCCTCTGGCTGTAAAAGAGGTATATCCCGGTGAACCAATAAGGGTGAGAAACGAAATTATATTGCGATTTGCTCCCTTGTATCTACCAATTTTCCACCAATGCTATTTTACTTGTGATTGGTTCTACGTGTCGAATGCTCAGTTATTCCATATTGAAAAAACGTGGTATGAGTTTATAAAACAGGACCCCGTAACCGGAAGTACGGGATGGGCTTATATGACCTATGCAAGGTCCGATGCCGTTTGGACGGATGGAATATTGAACTATATGGGGTTCAATGCTCCGCCTGGGGCAGGTACTTTGATAACTAGTACACAGGTAAGTGCTTTACCAGCAAGTGCATATCTGAAAATCTATGATGAGTATTACAGGAACGATCAGATTCAAACTGTAAAATGGCAGGGCTTAGTAGCCGGAAATAACTCTACTGTAATTTTGGATGGAATACCGGATTTAAGGGCATTACGTAGAAATTGGCCCCGAGATTACTATACATCTGCTACACCGGAACCACAGCAGGGGGATAATGTATTGATACCATCTTTTCATGTAGATGAAGAAAGCGGTTTATACATTCCACAGGAAATAAAATGGTTAGATGGAACAACACCAGCTGGTCAGGGATTAAGTGTAATAGGTGGAAATTTGACAACAGCAGATAGTAATTCGGCTGTGCTACAATTATCATCTACAATAAGGGATTTCCGCTATGCTGCACAAATGACGGAATATCTTGAACGGTCAATGAGGGCAGGAGATAGGTATAACGATTTTGTACAAGCAAATTTCGGATGGACCCCCAACCCATTGTATATTGATAGGCCTGTGTGGATAGGTGGATATCGTGGTGATGTAGTTATATCTGAGGTTATGTCAACGGCTGAAAGTGGTACCCAGTTAGTAGGTGATTATGCAGGAAAGGCATTAGCTGTGGATTCATCCCCTTGGTTTACTTATCAGGTACCGGATTACGGTTTAATAATGTGTATAATGACGGTTTATCCGAAGGCAAGTTATTACAGTGGTCTTGATAATATTTGGAATCGTGTTACTAAGATGGATTATATGTGGGAGCAATTTGCTAATATAGGAGATCAGCCAATATTAAATAAAGAGGTGTGGTTTTCATGGTATGACGCTGATATTGCCTGGAATGACGAGATATTTGGGTATCTCCCTCAGTATGCACAATTCAAATATTCAAATGATATAGTATCTGGACAGATGCGTACATTATGGGAAAGTTTCCACTTGGGAAGAAAATTTGATGCAGCCTCAGATGTGGTACTTAACAGTGATTTCATTACTTGTACGCCGGATATAGGTAGGGTCTTCGATGTGGATGCTGAAAATAATGAGCATGAGATATATGTACATGCTTATAACGACATAGAAATTCTTAGGAAATTACCGAAAAACGCGCTACCTGCGCTGTGATGATGCATGACGCTAATGAGGTTTTGGTTGATCGGTGGTCGTGGGTTATACCTGCGCCACTGATCACCTTAACTTTAGAAGATATGCATAGTTCGTTCAATTGGCATTACGATATACCATATTATGAAATGCGATGCACCCTTAACGATCAGATACAAACAACCACTGCCGGACGGCAAAGGGGGTTGGATATACAGCTTCCCGGCGGGGTGCGGGAAGTGTTTACCCTGCCTAATGACAAGAAAAGCGCAATGGTCATACCGGATGACGGAAGAGAGGCGCCTCTCCTTAAGCTCTTATTTTGTAACCCTGACGTATGACGATAAAAGTTTACCGAATACAGATTTCGGTAGTTCTGTATGTCAGGTAGATCATGTGAAATTTATAAAGGATTTGAAATTCTATGAGACGAATAAGCAACTTAAGAAAAGAGATTACATTTCAGAAGAAGAAATGTCCAGAATGCGGGGCAGAATTGGAGAGTTTAGATCAGGATATAGAAAAGGAGATCATAAGGTCAAATATTATGGCGTTGCGGAATACGGAGATAAGTTTGGTCGTGTCCACTTACACTATATTCTTTTCAATGTTAGGGATACTAATAATATTAATCTATCTTGGAATTATGGAAGGGTGCAAATAGATGAATGTAATGTCAATACTATTGATTATGTACTGAAGTATATGATAAAACACCATCTGGAAGAAACGTATGAAAATAAAGCAAAGGAAAAGTGTTGGATGTCAAAAGGAATCGGAAAAGAAGCGGTCAACGCTGAATTTATTAAATATATCAAATCGGAAACTGGTAACGTGGTTATTAACGAGAGGGGTGGTAAGGTTCCACTACCCAGGTATTACAGAAAAAAATATGTTACGGAAGATGAAGCAAAAATTAAGAACGCGTACGTCAACCAAATACTTATTCAAAAGGAGATTAAAGAAGATATTAATTATAAAATAGAAGGTAGGAATCCGGATGAAGTAAGGAAACAGGGAAAGGATGTAAGACAGCATATGTTGAAAACAAGGCAAAAACGAATTAAAGTATGAGAAAAGGAACAGTAAGTCCTGAAAGAAATTCAGGCAATAAATTAACAATCCCGGTGAAAACGAGATCACCACTTGAAGCATTTAAAATGCTTAGACAAGGGCAACCAATAGACAGGATAGCCGGGTACTATGAGAAGGAAGGAATGATAACAAAGGACTTCCATTTCATGGACAGAATAGAAAAGCTGCATATGTTAGCAGATTGTAGGGCGTTAATGGATAGAAGCAAAACAGAAATTGAGGCTGCTTATTCCGATTATGTAAACAACCAAAATAAATTATATGAGCAAAACAATCAAGTTACCGAAAAGGGACAACCTTCAGGACCAGTATCCAAACAAGGCGACAGTAAAGGAGTTGAAAGAAGCGCAAGTTCATGAGAATAACTATTTCAGGGACCTGCCAATAGAAGAAGTTCGTAAGAAATACGTTCAATTTTCAGTACTCATGGAGATCACTAATGATCTAATGGGATTATCTAGGACTGCTACAATAGAACAGTTCGCAAACAGGATCCGTGATCTTGTATATGCGCAAGACCCAAAAAAATCCGATGTCAATTAAAGTAGGTCACCGTGCCTGCTGCCGTTACGTTTCTAATGGTTGAACCTGGGCTCCAAAAGTGGAGCCCTTTTCATTTTAAATAACTTCATTAGGAAAAACACGGGGGTTGAGGGGGCAGAGCCCCCCTACTTAGCGACCGGAGGGAGCCGAAAGCAATCGCCGAAGGCGGCAATCGGGGGTGAGCGAAGCGGTAGGAAAAACCCGAATGCAAAAAGAGAACCAAACAGGGTTCGTAAAAGGTCGCCCGATCATGACGAGGCGACCGTAGTCGTGAGACGACTAAATAAGCAATCTTTAGGCCATTAGCCTAATGATGCTCAATAGCCAACCTGCTGGACGTCGCGAGCGACGCAAAAGGGCAGCGTTGGCAAACATTAATCTACATATAGGAGATACCTACGGTGTCTCCGGCAGCGTAGCAAGTCACAGACGTAACGAATGAACGAAGCGCAAAGCGTAGCGATGCGCTATTCGGTAATGAGGTCAGTATGTCTTGCACATGCTGCTGGAGATTAATATGTAAAAGGATTTTTTTTTACAGAACTGGAAAAAAAAATAAAAACATAAACAATTGATAATCAATCAATTGAAAAAATATATGCAATTATTATATAATAATAGTTGCATATTAAAAAAGGAAATCATAGATTTCCGAGGCCTTAGGACGCTCGTCTTTCTAAGGCCAAAAAAAAGGTTTTGAAAAAACCGTAAAAACAAGGTGGTCAGAAACCGAAGGTTTAAAAACCGGGAACAGCAACGGCAGCCACCTTTAAAATAAAAACTA